TTAGGGGGTACATTACCACCTGCAACAACCATAGCTGTTTGAGTTCCTGTTCCTCTTAAACCATATCTACCTGTGTTTAAATTATTACTTGATGCCCATGCTGCTCCAGTTATTGTATTAATTGATTTTGTGAATTCTTCTGTTAGAGAATAAGTAGTACCACTATTATTTTGACCACCGAAAGCTAAAGCAGAACCTGAAGAGTCTCCTGCCCCACCTAAACCATATCTTGCAGTTCCTAAAGTAGGAGAGTTAGTCCAAGTAGTACCATCATATGCTTCGGTATTAGTAACCATTGTTGTTGTAAAACCACCAAAAGCAAGTGATGAAGTTCGTAATCCAGCTATGGATGGTGCTCCACTTCTTCTAGCAGTGTTCATAGAATTAACTGTTGTCCAGCTAGAACCATCGTAATGTTCTGATGCAGCTGTGTTACCTGATCCAGGTCCCCCTCCTGCAATTAAACCTGCAGTTTGAGTTCCTGAAGAAAATCCTGTATTTCTAGCAGTATTTAAATTATTTGTAGATGTCCAATTAGTACCATCATATTCTTCTGTCTGATTATTGGGACCAGCTCCACCATAAATTAAACCTGCAGTTTGAGTTCCACAAGAACTTCCTAAAAATCTTCCTGTTGAGTTATTATTAACTTCTGACCAAGAACTACCATTATATTCTTCAACGTTTGTAACAACACCTGGAGGACCTTTTCCTGTTGCCGCTAAACCAGCTGTTTGAGTTCCTGCTGTATAAATACCATATCTTCCAGTTCCTAGAGCTCCTCCTGCTGACCATCCAGAACCGTTATATTCTTCTGTTTCTGTTACTATGCCTGTAGAATATCCACCAACAGCTAATGCTGCTGTTTGAGTTCCAACACCACCTTGAGTGTATCTAGCTTTTGCAGTGATTAAATTTCCACCACTAGACCATGCTTCGATGGCTACAAGAGATCTTAATGTTCCTGAATTTTCGTTATACCAAACCTGTCCCTCGCAACTCGAATTGAGCGTGGGGTCAGAGTCTAATACTTTTACTCTCTTACCATATGTTTCTACGTAAGTTGCCATTTAGAATGTCCTTATGGCAGTATTACATCAGCTGGTCTGTCGTTACCTGGTCTAGCTTTGTCTTCATCAGATAATGCATCCCAAGCAGTTTGAGCTGCAGTTACTTCTGCATCAATTAAAGCTTGTGCTTCTGATTTAGTTTTTTCAACACCGCCTTTTTCAGCTAACCACATTGCGCCATTGACGTTGTTTCCAACCATCCAGACATCTGCGGGATAACCTCTAAGAAAGAATGCTCTTCTGTCTTCTGCAGTAAAGAATCCTTTTCCAGTGTTTGTTGCTACTCCATATATAAAGTGTGCCATAGTTTGTCCTCCTTAATTAAGTTTGTATATCATAGTTTAACTTTGTGTCAAAGTCTTAACGTTTAGTGCTGTTGATCCTTGTGAATATTCTTCAGTGGCTGTCGTACGTGATGAATAACTTGTAGAGCCCCCACATACCATACCTGCTGCTGTTCCTATTGATCCATCAGCTCCTAAATAAACTCTTCTTGTAGCTGTATTTGCATCAGTTCTCATGGTTGTGCCATCGTATACAAAAGTTGTAAAACTATATCCAGTTGTACCAGGTGAACTAGGAATAGGTGCGTTGCTTCCATTTGTAACTAAAAATGCTGTTTGAGTTCCAAAACCCCCTCCAAGGGAATTTTCTTTAGGTGCAGTTATTGCGCTTGTCCAAGCCGTACCATTATATTCTTCTACTGTATCACCTCTTCCAGAAGGATTTCCTCCAGGCGCATCTCCACCAGCATATACAATTCCTGCTGTTTGTGTTCCAGCAGAGGCTTGAGTTCTAGAGTGAAAAACATTTGTAGCTCCACCTGTTGTCCAAGAAGATCCATCGTACTCTTTGTAATCTTTACTTTTTTGATTAGCCTCTGGACCTGGAGATCCACCTTGTGCACCTCCTCCAAAAGCCGAAGCTGTTTGTGTTCCAAAACTAATTAAACCTACCCCTGTTGTTGGGTAAGCAGTTACGTTAGTCCATGAAGAACCATCATACTCAAAAGCATTTGCAACATAACTAGCTCCCGCTGTTGTCCAAGGTGTCGGAAAAGAATATCCCGTTGCTCCTATCATTGCTGTTTGAGTTCCTGCTCCTGCAGAACCAGATAAATTATTTGCAAGTGCTCCTCCTCCACTCCAAGATGTTCCATTATATTCTTCTGTAGTATTAACTTGAGGTTGACCCGCTCCCATTGGTAAAGTATCTCCACCAAAAGTTAAACTACTATTTATATCTCCACCTTTACTACAAGCTCCAACTCTTTTTGCCACTGGCATGTTTCCACCAGCTGCCCATGCTGCACCTGTAATAACGTTTGCTGATTTGTTATATTCTTCTGTATCAGTTATAGTTCCTGGATTTTTATCTCCACCTGCTGCAAACGCATTTGTTCCACTGACACCACCTCTACCTACACCATAACGACCGTTTGCCATTGTAGCTGGCGAAGTAGTAAAGGATGTTCCATTATAAAGTTCTGTTGCAGTAATTTGTCCACTTCCAGGAGAAGTAAATCCACCAAAAACCACAGCTGCTGTTTGAACTCCTGTATCAGCACCACCATCATGATCTGATGCAGTGCTTGGTCCAGCTGTCCAATTAGTGCCATCATATTCAAAAGATACTCTAGTGTCTCCAGCTGCTATAAGACCTGCTGTTAAAACTCCTGCTCCAGCTGATGTTGTTCTATCAGTTCCTGATGGAAGAGTTCCACCTGATGTCCAATTAGTTCCGTCATATTCAAAAGATGTAGTTAAATTAGCTGTTGTAGAAACACCACCTGCTAAAACTCCTGCAGTTTGAGTTCCAAAACAAGCCGAACCTCTTTGAGCTGTAGGTAAATCAGTTACTTCTGACCAAGAAGATCCATTGTATTCTTCAACCAATGATTTGTTACCGGGTGCAGGACTAGCATATCCACCAGCTCCTACTGCAGCTGTTTGTACACCAAAACCAGGAATTTCATAACGACCAGTTCCTAAAGCTCCACCATTAGACCAACCTGATCCATTGTATTCTTCTGTTGCAGTGCTTTTTCCTGATCCTCCAAAAATTAAACCTGCGGTAACTGGAGCGTTTGATCCGCTACCCATATTAAATCTTGGTGTAGTTATAGCCGAAGCACTTGACCATGCTTCAACAGACAATATACTTTTAAAAGTATCACTGCCTGTGTTGTACCAGATTTCTCCTTCACTAACCTCGGCTGTTGGATCCGTTGCTACCGCTCTAATTGATCGTCCGTGTATATTTCTATATGTTGTCATAATTAACTCGTTGTAAAATTTTCTATGTTAGCTGCTGTTGTTTCACCTGTAAATTCTTCTGTTGCTGCTGTCAAAGATCCTGTAAATCCTCCAAAAGCTGCCGTAGAAACATTGCTTCCTGCATTTGCTGCACCTACAAAAGATCTTGCAGTTGCCATGGATGGTCTTGTTGACCAAGAGGTTCCATCATAACCAAATGTATCAGCTATGTATCCTGGAAAACCACCAAAAGATAATCCTGCAGTTAATGTTCCAGATAACCCCATACCATTTTTAGCTGAAGGATAAGCTGTTGCGTTTGTCCAAGCAGAACCATTGTATTCTTCTACATTAGCTACAATACCAGGATTAGCGTTTCCACCAACAGCAACACCTGCTGTTTGTGTTCCAAAACAATTTACAACTCTTCTTGCTGTATTTAATGTTCCAGGAACAGCTGTCCAAGCACTTCCGTTAAAATGTTCTGTAGAATTTAATCTAACTCCCACAGGAGAAGCACCTCCTCCTCCAACTGTTACTGCAGATGTTTGTATTCCAAAAGTACCGCTATTATATCTAGCTGTATTTAAAGTTCCACTAGTTGTCCAATTAGTTCCATCATATAATTGCGTAGCAGTAGAAACACCTGGACTTAAATAACCTCCACATCCCATTGCTGCAGTTTGTGTTCCACACCCTGTCCAATTGTCTCCAATTGCAGCTAAATTATTTACAGTTGTCCAAGAACCTCCGTCGTATTCTTCAGTAAAAAGTCTACCTGGTGCAGGTGTTGGATTAGATCCCCCAGCTGCTAAAGCTGCATTTTGAGTTCCCATACCTGCCATATAAGATCTTGATGTATTTAAATTTCCACCTGATGCCCATGCTGCTGCAGTTATTGTGTTTGTTGAACTATTAAATTCTTCTGTTAAATTAGTTGTTCCTGGACCTGGATTTCCCCCAAATACTACGGCAGAACCTTTTGAAGTCCCTGTTCCTCCTGCATAATATCTAGCAGTTGCCATTGATGCTGGTGACGTTGTCCATGTTGTTCCATCATATTGTTCTGATGCCCCTGTTTCTCCTGCAGGTGCAGGGCTTGCAGTAGTTCCACCAAAAGCAATCATACTGGTTTGTGTTCCACCTCCTGAAAGAAGGTATCTAGCTGTGTTCATTGAATTTACACTTGTCCAAGAGGATCCATCATATTCTTCTGTTTTAGCGCTAATACTAGGTTCTCTCCCTCCAAATGCTAAAGAAGCAGTTTGTGTTCCTACTCCTCCTAAACTACTTCTTCCAGTGCTTAAAGCACCTCCTGCTGTCCAATTAGTCCCATCATATTCTTCTGTGGCTGTTATAGTAGAAGGAGAAACATCTGAACCTCCAAAAATAGCTCCTGCAGTTAACGTGCCTGAACATCCTGCATTATATCTACCTGTTCCTAATTCCCCTGGAGCGCTATTAGCTGTCCAAGAAGAACCATTATATTCTTCTACAGAATGATAAGCTCCAGGAGGAGCGTTAAAACCACCTGCAGCAACACCTGCTGTTTGTGTTCCAAAACCTTGAGTTGTTCGTCTTGCTGTATTTAATGTTCCACCAGTTGACCAACCTGATCCATTATATTCTTCTGTTTTATTTGAAGGATTTCCTATAGGATCTGAACCACCAAAACCTAATGCTGATTCCGTTGGTGCTGAAACTGCAGAACCTATTTCGCTTCTAGCGTCTGTTAAATTTCCACTACTCGACCATGCTTGAACAACACCTATTCCTCTAAGAGTTCCTGTAGTAGAGTTATACCACATTTGTCCAGTTAAAGGTTCAGCTGGGTCAGAAGATAGCTTGTTAATCTTATGACCTACTATTGATCTATAAGTAGCCATTGATCTCCTTAATTATTCTTTAGAAGCCAGCCTTGAGTACCGTCTACATACACTAAAGTATTTGCTGCTCTTTCTGTTGATACTGTTAAAGGATCCGTTGATCCTGCAATTTTTTCTGTTCCGTTTTGATCGATTGTTAATGCGTTCGTATCAAATGTTCCTGCATAATCAATAAATGCTACTTCATCTCCAATACTTCCTGCAGGTAAATCCATTTCAAATGCACCACCTGTAGTATTAATAAAATAACCTTCACCAGCTACTGCTGTGAAAGTAGAAGTTTTTACTGCTTGCCATGATGTGCCACCTGATACTGTTGCAAAAGATAGATTACCAGAACCGTCTGTTTTCATAAACTGATCTGCATCACCATCATTATTTGGTAAAGTTAAAGTAACATTTGAAGCAACTGTTGATGGAGCTTGTAAAGCTACATAGTGAGAGTTATCAGCATCACCTAATCTTAGGTCTCCTTGGTCACCAATTTGTAAATTAGTTCCATCCCATACTAAATTTTCAGAACCACCAAATGCTCCTGAATTGTTAAATTGAACTTGTGTGTTTGATCCACCTGGAGGTGAAGCTAAAGCTATTTCGTAAACACCTGTGTTAGTTGATACACCATCAAAATATACTAGTTTCCAATCTTTGTCTCCTGTACCCCAAGATACTGTAGCACCTGAACCAGAAGCTGCTTTTAATTGTACTGTGTAAGAACCCGATGTTCCATTGTTAATAAGATAAAAATTTTCTGTAAGAACTGGAAAAGTTATAACTCTGTTTCCACTTATTGATCCTGTAAATTTTATAACTCTTGTTGCAACAGCTGAACCAGTTCCACCATCTGTTTTGTCTACAGCTTGAGTTCCAGCGCCACCTGCAATTGATAATTCTACATATCCACCAGAGATTTGCTCTATGATATTTAAATTTGTATTTGTTTTTGTTCCCCAAGTACCGGCGTTTTCACCAGTAGCCATTAGCTCTACGCCAAGAGGTGTGTATGTTGAAGCCATCTTTATTAATCTCCTAGTTTTAAGTATTTATATTGGTTATTTAGTTTTAAGTCAAACATAATTATGCTGTTTTAGTTGTGTATCCTGTACTTGTTTTTGGCGTCTTAGGTGAGTATCCACTAACTGACGTTTTTGGTGTTTCAGGTGTATACCCTGTACTTGTTTTAGGATCAAGTTTTCCATAGTATTTAAGAATTAACCCTGTACCCACAATAGATGTTGCTGACTGTCCGGTTAATCCTACTGTCATAGGTATACCTATAATTTCGCCAACTGCTGATGTAGCACTAACCCCGGTTAACGGCACTCCTATTCCAACTGTCAAAGATCCTACACCAGACGTTGCTTGCTGACCTGTTGGAATTTCTTTAATTTGTTCTTGTAAAAGTCCTACAGAAGATGTTGATTGTAATCCTCCTAGTTCAACAGTTAATGCATCAAGAATTATACCACCAACCGATGACGTTGCACTAATACCTGTTAATCCAACAGTAGCTTGTGTTATTAAAGGTGTACCAACACTAGATGTTGCACTTTGACCTGTTGGTACGACTATAGGACTTATAATAAAACTTAAACTACCTACAGCAGAAGTAGAACTTAATCCTGTTAAAGACGCAATTGTTTCTGGTGTAGCTGTTATTGATCCAACACTAGACGTTGAACTCAATCCTGTTGGTTGAACTAATTTATTAAATGAATCTCCGTAAGGTTCTTCACCCCAACCATTTCTACCCCAACCAACTAATGTACCAGCATTATCAAAATCACCTACTTGAGATGTAGCCTGTACACCAGTTAAATCTGCAATAGATAATACACCTGTTGTTGTAGAACCTACTGAAGAAGTTGCACTTTGACCTGTTGGTATAACAGTTTGTGTATCAAAAGTTGTTAAACTACCATTTGCAGAAGTTGCTGATTGACCTGAAAGTTGTACTGCATAATCTACACCCCAAGCAGAGTTACCCCATTCTTGTCTACCCCAACCGTCTGCGTTAAAAGCATCTACTGAACCCACACTAGATGTAGCTGACACACCTGTAATTGCAACATCAATAGCATCTTGAGTGCCATATTCGTTTGCACCCCATGCCATAAGTCCCCATGAATTTCCATCAACAGTGTTAGCTTGTCCACCCATCCCTGAGTGATTTGTACAATAGTAGTAAAGAGTTGGTGCACTTTCAGCTACTACAATTTGAGTGTATGATCCTGCTTGACCAGGTGTACCATTAGTGGTTACACCGGTAGTGTACTCGTCACCTCCGCTATGTGTTCCGTCACTAGTTGTTGAAAATCTTAAAGGGTGACTGCTATTTGAACTATCTGATTGATCAAATTTATATGTGCCACCTTCACCTAAAAGCAAAGTAGCTTGTTGTACTCCATCAATAAAATATTTATTTCCTGAACCGGTACTAACTACCGTTACTGTGAAAGTTCTAGTAACGGACATCCGTCGTTACCTCTACGCTATTCGAATAATCGCGTTAGATGCGTCTGCTGCTGGAAATTGAATTGTAAAAGTTCCACTTGATACAGTTTTGTCACCACCAAAAGCAATTACTGCACATGCTTTGTCTGATTGTGTATCGTTATATATTAAACAACCGTTAGCTGTAAAAGAAGCAGAAGTAAAACTTACATCTGCAAAATCACAACATGCTGTTGATCCATCTAAAGCTGGAGTAACACTTGTAATTACTTTTCCACCAGCTGTGTAAGCTGATCCAGATGTATTAGTTATTTCTTCTGAAGAAGAATACGCTGTAGTTCCTGCACCTAAAGATGCATCACTTTGATATAAAGCTATTTTAAAACTATTACCAGATGATGCTGTGAAGTTGTGTGTACCAACTAAAATTTCTTGTTTAAAACTATTACAAATTGCTGATGATATTGCCATAAATTTTTTCTCCTAATTACTGAGGCGCTGACTCGATTGGAATTCTTATTGTACCATCCGTGTAATCGTCTCGTCTTCTTCTTCCAAGTTGCATCGCTGCAAACTTTTGTAGTTCAGTTTTATATCTATTTTCATATAGTGTCAACATGTCTGTTGGACCTTTTAGAAACATAAATGCTTCTACTAAACATGCATATAATAGACCCTGTGGAAAGTAATTACTTAAATAAGTATTAGCGGTACCATCGCCACCAGAACCTAATCCTGTAGGCATTGCGTTATAATGAATAATATATTTGTAGTTTGCATCAGGCGTTGGAGCTACATATATAGCACCAGACGTAGCTGTATTGGCTCCTGTTGTTGCGCCACCAAACATAGCATAATATTTAGGAAGACCAGTTACATCTTGTGCAGCAGCACCTCCTGCAGTTCCTGTTAAATTACCTACATACTCTGAAATAAATGTTTGATCACGTTTCTCTAACCATATTCCTTGACCATTAGTGTTTGCTGTTGATTCATATACTTCTATACCTCTAACAAACAAAGCTTTAGTAGGCATTGTAATTGAATTAAAATCAGTTGCAAATTGTGCTTCTGCTTGAACTCTGTCAGAATCCATAGGAAGATCTAAATTAATTCTGTTTTGTGCAGCCATAATAAAACCATCAACGATAGTTTCTGTAAATACATTAGCATCTACTTCAGTATAATCTCTTATAGCTGTTACTAATGTTGAATATGAATATGTTGATACACCTGCCATTATGCTTTTAAGGTTACCGGTCCAACTGAGACTGGAAATCCTCCTCCTCCGTTTACAACACTTGTTGCGTTTGTATCAGCACTAAAATGAAACCAATCTGTTCCGTTAGACCCATTTGTATTTGTAGCGCCGCTAATATATTTTCCTACAGTTATAGTATATCCAGCAGCTTTTGCAATTGTAGATCCTGTTATTCCTCCTACTCCATTTGGAGTACTAAAAGCACCTGCTGTTTCTGGTGAACCTCTAAATCTTCTTATATCACCTGTTGTATAACCATGACCTGGTAAAGTAACATTAATAATTGGAGAACCTACTTGATATGTTTGAAAAGGATTATTTGGTAAAACATCTAATGTAGGAAACTCTACTCTTGCAGGTCTTGCATGCATCAATCCTTGTGGGTCAGATGCTACTGGGTGTGGTTGCAATTGTGGTTGTTTAGGTTCAAATTCAGAATTATGTACCCACGCACCAGTCCACTCTTTGACCATTTCTCTATATGGAAAAGCTGCTCCTGATCTATCAGAAATTGCTAATGCTCTACTACCTTTTGCAAATCTAGCCATTATATATTTGGATAGTATGTCTTCGGAGTAATAAATGTGCTAGCTGCAGAACCATCTTCAGACAATGCTCTAGCTAATTCATCCTCGTACAACAACTTCATTTCCTGTGTTCGTTGTGGTGCAAACTTCATAGATAAATAATATGACAATCCTGAAATCATACATGGTATAAATCTAAAAGGTGTATCACTTGCGTTAGTATATGCTCCTGCATCTTGAATTCTTTTTACGTAATAAACATTTAAAAAATTATCTGCAGCAGTTGCGTTTGGTAAAGGGTAAACTGTAATCGTAACTTTATCTATAAATCTCTGTACCCAAAATTGTGAAGGCGTTCCATTAGATGCTTTGTTAGCTGTTGCAGAATAAGAATCTCTAGCAACTTTTGTTAAACCAATATCTGATTGAGAAGTTGTATTATAATTTTGTCTATAAGTAACATTTAAAATATCTGATATACCATAAACATTTGCTACCGGAACTGTAGTTGCTTGTGGTGGCTCTCCACCTCCTGGTACATCTGTAGAGTTTCTATAAAAAGTATATACTCCAGATCCTTCAGCTGTAGCATCAATATTAGTTGTTGAACCTGCAACTAGATTAATGTTTGTATTTCCTACTTCCCAAAAATGTATTCCTCTATTACCCCATTCTTGAAAAAGAATGTTTAAAGATCTTCTTGCAGTTTTTAATTGATGTCCTGCCGTCCCAACTAAACCAAGACGTTCATACGCATCTGCAATGATTTCATCTATTGAGAAATCCTGATCAAATGAATATGATGAGGAAGTAGTATTCGCCATTGGCTAATCCTCTAAAATGTTCCGACTATATAGAAAAAGTCTACGTTAGTTAAATCTGCATATATTCCAGTGTCAGCATAAATACCAGCTCCTGGTAATTTAAACTCATGCACGTGATTAGCTGCTGTACCAAACTTACCATGAAAAATTAATTTAGCTGCTGTCTTACCAGCTCCTATTTCATTATAAAGTTTAATTTCACCATCAGCGGCATCACTTTGAGCAAATACAGTCATAATATTTGCTTTAGTAATATTGGCTGCTGCACCACCTACTAAAGACTGCACTTGTCCATCTGCTGCTAGAATTACTGATTGTCTAACTTTTGATGTTATTGACATAATTTTATTCTCCTTAAATTCATGTGGGGCCGAAGCCCCACAATAAATTAATTATTAACCTACGTTAGCGTTTTGGATGTAACCAA